TTTTCATCGTGATATCCCTTTGCTGAATATCACAACATCATAGCAGCAGATCAGCCGTTGTAACGCAAAACGGTGATCGTCCGTTCTGACCAGTACCCACCATACGGAACGCGCGAGCTGAGCTGTCCATACATGTGATGCACCATCAACCCATCGCCCAGGTAAACGCCTGCGTGATTCGGCTCCGGCGCCTGCACCTGCATAACGATTACGTCACCGATCTGTACCTCGCCCGACGCCAGCACGAAACCCGCCTCGGCGTAGAGTTTCATATAGAGGTTTTCCCCTCTATCCCACCAGCCATCTGTCCGTTTAAAATTCGGCAGCGTGATGCAACGCTCGAGCTGATACCAATCGCGAATAATGGCGTAGCAATCCCAGAACCCGTGCACGAACGGGCGGCCCAGTAACGGCTTGATGCCCTGCGTGGGCATAACTTCCCGAATATCTCCCTCCGGCCAACTGGCGATGATCCACGGCAATTGTGACAGATCACACTGCGCAATATCGAGTTGGCTGGGTTGGGTGGTTGCGTCGGGGTGGCTGTGAGCAATCGCAACGATTGTGCCGGCATCCTCAGCGGCGGCGTAGTCCTCTGGTGCCAAGCTAAACTGTTCGGTTGGTTCCGGTGCCAGATTGCGGCATGGAACGTAACGCTGTCGGCGTCCGTTTTGCACCACCAGCCCGCAACACTCTCGCGGATACTCTGCCTCCGCATGCGCCAGAACGGCGCTGATTATCTGTTTACGCATTTTCACCTCTTCAGCAACGCCGAGCCTGGGAAGCCCCCGAACGGCAATTGCTCTGTTGCGCCCCAACGTTTTTTGCAATCACTGAGCAGGCCGCCGCAGTCGTCTTTTGACGGATCGTCTACCGGGTTGCCGTCCTGATCAAAATAGTTTGTGCCGGTATAGCCACATGACGGGCCTCTGTACTGCCCACGAATGCACCAGGTGCACAGGCTATGGATTTGGCGCGTTGGGATTTGGATACCCTGCAGGTCAGCCGGCGAGGATAACTGAAACTGAATCACCTCGTCATCTTCGCTGGTTTTGTTTTCGATGTAGTAAACATCCAGCTTTTCTTTGGTGGGATCAGCTTCTGGGTTGCCGTCCGGGAAATTTCGCGCATCCAGATATTGCGCAAAGGTAAAGTGCCGGGTAACTCTGGCCTGGGCCATGTTTTGATAGGCCAGGCACATGGCCGATATCGTTCCATCCAAGTTTGCCACGCTCAACGTAGGAGCGGGTGCGCTGCCATCACTGGTGACTTCGAACCCCTCCGCTTGCACTGGCCACGGCCTGTACTCCTGCCCCTGCCACCAGATAGATTTAGCCGGCAGCAAGTTAGGGTCACTACCGGCGGCAACCAATTCAGCTTCTGTGTACGGGATCGGATAGTTATGAAAAAAAAGTTCAGGACCATCGAACATACTGCCATCCACATGGAACAAAAAAACCTTGCTCCCCGGCCGTAGAAGCTGGAGATCTGCATTGATTGACATGATTTTTCCTACGGATGATTAGCGCGGGTGAAAGTAACCGTCAGGGTGTAATTACGGCCCTGAGCGTTGGAAAAAGTGGGCGTTATGGTAAAGGCCCCTGCGTTGTAGAGCCCCAATTGATACAGTGGATTGCGCCATTTGAATGAACGGTACCCGTTGTGCTCACGCAAAAACGCCACGATCGGCTCGACAAATGACCAGGGACCAGTAAACGTTAATGGCCAGCTCTCCTTTTCGCTGTTGATTCCATCGCCGGTCACCTGCCTATAGCCATCACCAAACTGCACCTCCCGGACAACCGGTTCAAATTCCCCAGCCGCACCATAGCGCGGAGGGAAATGGAATGTCTTAAGTTGTGCCATTACCCCCTCCCGCCACGAATAGCCTGATTTAACACACCGTTTTGTCTAAGATCCTTATCCCTCAATTCACGGTATTTTTTCGCCACATAATTACCGATATCAGCACCAAACGATTCCAAGCCTGACGTCGTTTTCTGTTGTGACGACTGACCATTATCCGTGAGGTAGATATTTACCTGTGGTGTAGCGCCGGAAGCACCTGAAGCCGCACCACCATAAGCGCTGACGCCTAAACGCCCGTCTGGACCACGCTTGAGTGGCAATATCCCCTCGGCACCTGCTTCCCCCATCACCCCAGCGCCCTTGGCAAACGCGAAGAACGTCGGCTGGCTAACAATCTGCCCGCTGTATGCGCTCAGCGATGGGGACGAATATGCCCCACCCTTGGCGTTAGCGAACATAGGGACAGCACCGGGATTGTTACCAGCGCCGCCACTAAAAGCACCGAAGAGACTTTGCAGACCTTGCGACAGTGCCATTCGCAGCGCGATTTTGGCCAAGTCTGCCAGGATTGAAACAGTGAATGCTTTAAATCCTGCTTTCCCCGTCGTCACAAAGGACGTCAGAGCATCCTCCATACCCGAAAAAGCCCCGGTGAAAAGAGATTTGGTCATACCTGCGGTATCTGACGCCTGATCCTGATAATTACTCCAGGCACTGGAAGCACCCGCCATCCAATCTCCTCGTAATTTATCCTCCGCCGCATAATAATCCTGCGCAGCCTGCAGCTGACGCTGATAACCGGCATCGTCCAGGCTCCCCCCCTGGTTTTGCCATCCCTGACTAAGTTGGGCAAACGTGCTTTCACGCTGGGCGGCACGATCACCCAAGCCAGCACTACGCTGCAGCGCCTGCTGCTTCTCGGCCATTTGGGTGACATATTTGGTCGAGGCGTCTTGCAGTTTGTTCAGCCGTTCCTGCTGGGCAATTTGATCGCCGAGCGCGGCTTTCTGTTCCGCCAGCGCCAGCACTTTATCCTTGCTGGATAATAAGGACTTTTCCTGTGCAGAAAGCTGACGCTTACCAGCGGCCTCCTCCAATACAGTGAACTGCGCTTGGGCTTTCCATAGATCCTTGCGCTGCTGTCTTATCGTGTCATTCAGCCCACTGTGCTGGCGTAGTACCTGCAATTGAGCCTGCAGAGCCAACATCTCTGACTGCGTACTGTCCATCGCCCGTTCACCGGCAGGTGTGCGGTACTGAGGTCCTTTCGGGGTTTTCGGGTCCTTGAACTGCTCGTTAATCCGTTGAATCTGTTTATCGCGTTCTGCTGCAGTTTTGATGATGCCGTTGTTGAAGGCTTCATTCGTCTGCCGGATTAATTTCGCACGCTTTTCTTCCTTGGTCTGCAGCGTGGTAGCCAGTGCGTCCTGTTGCTGCGCAAGGCGCAAGCGCTCCTGCTCGTTTTCCTTTTGCTGCTGACCAATGGTTTGTATGCCCTTCTCCGCACCGCGGCGCAGGCTTAAGGCATCAAGCTGGAAGTTCAGCAAATCCAGCTCTTCACGCCAGGCTTGCAGCTTGCCGTTCTTCTGGTTGTAGCCAGTCCGTTCAGAGTTTGCGATTTGAGCCTGAATGCTTGCCGCGCGGGATTGCAATTCGGCGGTAGCTTCACCAGCAGTCTTGTCACGGAAAACACCGGTGATGGCATCCCACATGCCGCCAGCCATGTCCTTCAGCGTACGCATGTAAGATTCAACCGAGGAAAGTTCGGTTTTCATCTTCATCGCGGCGCCATGCATCGCACCAGCCGCAAGATCTGAGGCCAATTTCACGGCATCCATTTGCCGCCCCTGTTCCTCAAGCGATCGGATGTTGGCGTACTGTTCTGCCGTCAGGAAATGCAGGCTTTCATTCAGCGCCAAAATGCCCTGGCTGGGATCCTTGGCTATCGCGGTAAACTTTCCGGCCAACACATCCAGCCCTTCGCCACTTTCTTTGGAATAGGCGGCGATAGCCTGGCTTACCTGCGAAAAGTTGGTGCCGGACGTGGCACCGGCGGCGATCAGAGCCTTCAAAGAATCGGTCACAGCAGTAAAAGACTGCCCGGCAGCCGTGCCTTGATAGACTAAATCCTGCAGCCCCTGCTTCGTTAACCCGGATACACCATTAGTCCGAACAAGCTCACGGTTAAGATCGGCGATCCGCTTGCTGCTATCGTAGGCATCATAAGCGAGCAGCCCCATTACCGCGGCAGTACCACCAATAAGCAACCGTGCCGGCGTTAACAGACTGAGCATCGCTTTTAGCGCATTACCGGCGCCACCAAAGCTATCTTTGATCTGGCCACCTTGCTGAATGGCCACCAGCCATATTGGAGCACCAGATGCCAGCGAGGTAGTGATGTCGGTGATCTGCATCGGCAATTGGCGCATCGCCATGCGATATTGGCCAGCCGAAATCGCACCGCGTTTCCAGGCATCTTCCTGTTCGCGAATTTTGGCAATTAAGGGGGCCGCCTGTTGAGTAACACCCAATTGCGCCGCTTTGTACTCCTGAATCTGTGATGCTGTTTTCCCCTGCAAAGCAACCTGCTCACGAAGCTTCTGCAGGTAATCATCCTTGGCCTGAGCTGCGGCACGCTCCGCTTGCGCCAACGCACGTTCTTTAGTTGCCGTCTCCGTTACCAGGGAAAGATAGTCACCCTGCGTAATGTTGCCGGATGCCCTGGCAACCCGGATCTGTTCCTGAATAACCCGGAGTTCTTGCAGACTATTTTCAGCACCCTTAATCGCATCAATTTGACGGAAAAATGACGCTGTGAGGCGGTCCTGTGCATCGCCGGTCACTTGGGATTGTTGCTGTTCCTCCCTCAGTCGCGCACTGAGCTCGGCGATACGCTGATGCGTTTCATCGACGGCACGCGATGCTTCAGACCATTTCCCTTTCATGCCGTCCACAGCAACAGCCTGGCTGGCCTGCATCTTTGTGGTGGCACCGGCACTGTTTTCAGCTATCCCACTGATCGTTGCTGCCTGGCGTTCTGCCAAACGACGCATACGATCGGTAGACACATCCGCCTTACGGCTTGACTCGAGCAACTGACGCTCAACGCGGCCCATCTGCTCCTGAAAAGAGACCGTATTTGCATCCAGATTGACGACAAGATCAGCAATCTGTTCCGCCATAGCGTACCCCTCCGAAAATCCCCTCCCCGATTAACATCAGTTCATCGTCTGTTTGCTCTGTTTCCGGCTCGGGTGAAGTTAATATGCTGAAATCACCGGGATAAATTTCTTCGTCACCGGACGTAAACAGAGCCACCATGGTTGCTTTGAGTGATGAAAACTCAGCATCAAGCAAGGCATCAGAAAAGCGGTTTTCCCGGTAATACTCTTCCCACTCGCCCAGCTCCGTCGAACTGATCTCTGAAAGCATCTGCCGCCAGTCCGGGCGTTTAAACTCGCGCGCCAGACGCATGGCAAAGTGGATTTCGGAGGCTAGGGCTTTTCCGGGGTAAGGTCTTTCTCTGGCGCTGGGAGGGCATGTTCATCGACATCTGATGGTTCAGCCTGGGCCGGTATCATATCGCTCAGCACCAGGACCTTCTGGCTGCAGCCGGCAATGGCCGCGCCGGACCAGTCTTCCAACACAGCCTGATGCAGTGTTTCAACCTTCTGTTTTTTATCACTATGCAAAAGGGATGCGGCCACCAACCAGGCGTTAATGCGTAATTGCATGGTTGTAAAAGCGATATTTCGATCAGAATCACTGGTATCTTCAGGAAGTGCGTCGTATTCATCTGCCGATTTTTTAATAAATGAAAGATAATCAATACGTTGCAATCCTGAAAGTTCGCTAATCTCGACCTTCTGATCGGCATAGTCAAACGTGCCTTTTTTCAGCATAAATCCACCAATAAAAAACGCCCCTTTCGGGGCGCTGAATTAAAAATTAAGCAACCGTGACTTTGGCAATGGCCACCATCAGGCCATCGTTTGTCATCCCGATGATGTCCACGGTGCCGGCTTTTACCCCTTTCACTTTGGCCACATTGCCATTTTGAGTTACCGTGGCCGTCGCCGGCGCCGAGGTACTCACACGCAAACCGGCATCAGTCGCATTGGCAGGCAGAACGTTAAAGGTCAAGTCCACCGTCGCCCCAACTGAAACGTTTGCGGTGGTCGGCGCGACGGCCACACCAGTGACTGGCACGACTGGCGAATCGCCGTCTTCGGCAATGTACGGCCGCCCGGTATTGGTCACCTTGATAGAGCGGGTGATCACCTCTTTGGCAGTCACGGTTTTACCCAGGCTGCTTACCCAGCCCTTGAACACATCAACGGCGCCATTCGGGTAATTGATCTTGTAACCACGTACCTCCCCGGAATGGAACCACGCTACCAGACCTTGCTGGCCGGTTTCGCCGGGCTTCCACGCTAACGTCAGGTTGGCCTCACCGGCGGACTTCGCCCCCTGTGCGGTGGCATTCCAGTCAGCGTCTTCATCATCGAGA